GCCATGACCCTTGCACTGATCTTCATCGCCGCCACCACGATCGCCGCCGTCCTGATCGAAGGCATCTGGAAGCAATACGACGGCTTCAAGGACACGCGCCGCCTGCGCAAGTGGATCAAGGACAATGCCTGAGGTCCACGTCACCGCCCACGCTGTGCTTCGATATCAAGAAAGGGTCTGTGCCTGCAGCGACGATGATGCGCGAACGGCACTGACCAGCCCAGCGATCCGTACCGCGGCTGAGTTCGGCGCGGCGGCTGTCAAGCTTGGCACCGGACAGCGCGTCCTGATCCGCGACCACTCGGTGATCACGATCCTGCCGAGCGAGGCAAAACCGTGGGCGATCTGGAACGGCGAACGATGAACCTGGCAGGGAGAGCGACCGTGGGGGTGATGACCATGACACGCGGATGGACGAGGCCGGTGCCTGCTGACTTCGAGGCCACCTTCGTTGCGCTGGGCCGGGAGCAATGCGCCGAGCACTACCGCTGCCGCAAAGCCGTGATCTCGGACTGGCTCGATCTCGCTGGCAAGGCAAAGCTCATCGAGGCCCGCGCCGAATATGTGCGCCGGCAACGCGAACGCTTGCCCCAGCCAAGGTCCATCGCCGCGCAGATCCACGACCAGCGCCACGTACCGCCCGCGCTCGCCCGACACGCCGCTCAGTTCCTTCGCTGTGTTCGCAATGGGGGTTGGATCGTCTCGCTGGCTTCGAATGGCGACTGGTGGGTGGGAATGCGGCGCAGGTCGCCGGCCGATCTGGTGGACTTCGCTGTGGCCAAAGGGTTCGACCCTGAAACGGCGGACCTACAGCTTGAAGGCGAGGGAGGGTAAAGGGGAACCATGTCCGACGACAGCAAATTAGTGAAGCCTGCTGGAAGGCCCAAGCCGCCCGCTGCTGGTAAGGGGCGCCAGAAAGGCTCAATGAACAGGCTCACCCGCACGATCAAGGAAGCGATCGAGGCGGCGTTCGAGAAGGCTGGTGGCGTGGATTACCTCGCCCGCATGGCCGATGAACAACCCGTCGCATTTATGACCCTGCTTGGCAAGGTGCTGCCGACGCAGATCGACGCGAATGTGAAGGCTGACATCGGGATGCCGGTGATCCAGCTCGGGGTGCAACCGGAGTAATGCTCTTGACGCGCCCTCAGTATGACTTTGTCGCCGCACCGGAGCAGTTTCCGGCGATGGTGGCAGGGTTTGGCGCGGGCAAGTCACACGCGGCGATCTGGCGCACCCTGAGGCTCAAGCGCGAGTATCCCAAGCAGTCGGTGGCCTATTACCTGCCGACCTATGACCTTGTTTCGCGCATGGCCCTGCCGCGCTTCGAGGAAACGCTCCAGGCGATCGGCGCGCGCTTCAAGATCAACAAGAACGACAGCGTGATAGAGATCGAGAATTGCGGCCAGATCATCCTGCGCACGATGGACAACCCGGCGCGGATCGTGGCCTATGAGGTTGCCGACTCGATCCTCGACGAGCTTGACACGCTGCCGACCGACAAGGCCCGCGAGGTCTGGAACAAGGCCATCGCTCGCAACCGGCAGAAAAAACCCGATGGAGCGCTCAACACTGTCGGGGTTGCGACGACACCCGAGGGCTTCCGCTTCGTCTATGAGCGCTGGCAGAAGTCACCGGCCCCAGGCTACCGACTGATCCGCGCCTCGACCATGAGCAACGCGGCGAACCTGCCTGACGGCTACATCGACAGCCTGCGCGCGTCCTATCCATCCAACCTACTCTCGGCCTATCTCGACGGCGAGTTCGTCAACCTCACGGCCGGCAGCGTCTATCCCGAGTTCGACCGCACCCTCAACGCCTCGGCGCACACGATCCAGACGAGCGAGCCGTTGCACATCGGCATGGACTTCAACGTGGGCAAGATGAGCGCGGTGGTGTTCGTGCTGCGCGATGGCGATCCCCATGCCGTGGACGAGCTGACCGGGATACTCGACACACCCGCCATGATCGCGGCCATCAAGAGCCGCTACGAGGGCCATGCGGTGTTCGTCTATCCCGACGCCTCGGGCAACAGCCGCAAGTCGAACAACGCCAGCGAGAGCGACATCAGCCTTCTGCGCAATGCCCGCTTCACGGTGCTGGTCGCGCCATCAAACCCCGCGGTGAAGGATCGCATCCTGGCGATGAATCAGATGATCCATTCCGAAGGCACTCGCCGCCTGCGCGTCAACGTCGATCGCTGCCCGGCCTTCGTCGAGGGCCTTGAGAAGCAGGCCTATGACAAGAACGGCGAACCCGACAAGACCTCGGGCCTCGATCACGTCAACGACGCTGGCGGCTACATGATTTTCTATCGCCACCCAGTCCGCGGTCGGACACTGGCGAAACTCAGCCTTGGAGGGATTTGAGATGGCAAAGTCTGCATTGTCCGATCAGGTTATCAGGCAAGTGGTCAGCTATGATCCTGAAACTGGGCGGCTGTTTAAGCTTGGTCGGGTCTATCGCAACAACTTCATCGAATACGGCGAGCCGCTTGAGATTACAGGCAAGAACCCGCTCGGCTATATTCAGTTGAGTGTGCAGGGGCGCGTCTATCTGGGCCATCGAATGGGGTGGTATCTTCATCACGGTGAATGGCCACAGGTTATTGACCACATCAATGGTGATCGAGCCGACAATCGCATCCAGAACCTGCGTAACTGTCGGCAATCGGACAATGTGCAGAACCTTCGCGGGGCTAAGTCGAACAGCAACACCGGATTGCTCGGCGTAAGTTTTGACAAAGAGAGAGGGAAGTTCGTCGCTGGGATAGGCCTTGGCGGGAAGAGGAAGGCTATTGGCCGTTTCGACACCGCAGAGGATGCCCATGAAGCCTATTTGGCGGTCAAGCGCCAAGTCCACTCTCACTCGACAGTCTGAGGTTATTGATCATGACAACCAAAAATCGCGGCGTTCGCACCACGCACCCTGACTATGACCGCTTGTCCGAGTTCTGGAAGCGGTCCAGCGATGTGGTCGACGGCCAGTCTGCGCTGCACAAAGCGGGCGAGGTCTACCTGCCCAAGCTGCGCGACGAGACCGACGCGGACTATCGCGCCCGCATTTCCCGCTCGGACTTCTTCAACGCGACCTGGCGCACGATCAACGGACTCGCTGGCATGGCCTTCCGCAAGCCGCCGATCGCCAAGGTGCCGGCCGGAATCGAGCCGTTCCTTGCCGACATCGACCTCGCTGGCTGCAGCCTCGACGATATGGCCAAGCACATGGTCGAGGACAGCCTCGAATATGGCGTGTTCGGCCTGCTGGTTGATCATCCGCCCGCGCCTGAAAACGTCACGGCGCTCACGGTCGCGGCCAAGGAAGCGCTCGGTCTGCGTCCACTGATCCAGTATTACGAGATCGAGAGCGTCATCAACTGGCGCTACGTGCGGGTCAATAACCAGACCGTGCTGGGGCTGGTCGTGCTTAAGGAAGAGGCTCCGGTCAACGAGGACGAGTTCGACCACAAGACCGAGCCGCGTTACCGGGTGCTGGACCTCGACGCTTCTGGCCAATACCGCCAACGCCTGTTCCGCATCAATCAGAAGGGCGAGGACGAGCAGGTCGGGGCGGACATCTATCCGCTGATGAACGGCGCGGCCATGACCGCCATCCCGTTCCGCATCGTCGGCGAGATGGACATTCCGCCGCTGATCGACCTGGTGGACGCCAACATCGCCCACTACCAGATCAACTCGGACTATCGCCACGGCCTGCACTTCACCGCGCTGCCGACGCTGTTCGTGGCCGGGGTGCAGCTCGATCAGGGCCAGTCGTTCCACATTGGCTCGACCGCTGCCGTGGTTGCCCCTGATCCGCAGGCCAAGGCGCAGTTCATCGAGTTCACCGGCCAAGGCATGGGCGCGATCGAGAAGGCGTTGCTGGGCCTTGAGCAGCGCATGGCGATCCTCGGTGCACGGATGGTCGCCGATGAAACCCGCCAGGCCGAGACGCTGGGCGCGACCAAGATCAAGCGCGCGGGCGAGAACTCGGTGCTGGCCGTCATCGTGATCGGCGTGTCGGACGCGATCGAGTGGGCGCTGGACATCTTTGCGCGCTGGGCTGGGCAGGCCGGTGAGGTTTCGTACCAGATCAACCGCGAGTTCACGCCGGCCATGATGGACGCGCAGACCCTGACCGCGCTGGTAGCCGCTGTGCAGGCCGGCAAGCTGTCCGACCGCGAGTTCTTCGACCTGATGCAGCGCGGGGACGTCATCGACGCGGCCAAGGACTTCGAGGAGCATCAGGCCGAAGTGGATATGGCGCCCGCCATGCCGCGGCCTGCTCCGGTTGAAGGGGTGGCGGCTTGACCGAACAAGCGCTTCAGGATGCCATTCTCAGGCACTCGCTCCAGATCCTGCGGCTATCCGCTGGCGATCAGGCGCGGGTGGACGCTGTGCTGGTCGAACTGGAGCGCGAACTCAAGGCGCTGCTCAACTCCGAAACGCTGACCGGCGCAGGCAAGCGGCAGATCGAGGGGCTGCTTAAGGAGGCGTCCAAGGCGATCGACGCGAGCTACACCACAGCGGCAGGCACGACCGACACCCATGCGCTGGCCGTGGTCGTCGCTGAGCATACCGTCGAGACCCTGCGCGAGCATTTCCCGGTCAGCGCGTACCTGCCGACGCAAGAGACGCTGAACAGCCTGACGCGCGATGTGCTGATCGAAGGGGCGCCATCTTCGGCATGGTGGGCCAAGCAGAGCGAGGACACCGCGTTTCGTTTCGCCGCGCAGGTTCGGCAGGGCGTGATCAATGGCGAGACGCAGGAGAAGATCGTCGCACGGATCGCTGGCCGCAACGGCATAATGGAAGTCAGTCGCCGCAATGCCCGGTCGCTGGTGCATTCGTCCGTGATGACCGCCGCCAACCAGGCGCGTCTCGCCACGTTCCGCAAGAACAGCCGCACGATCAAAGGAGTCCGCTGGCTGGCAACGCTGGACGGCCACACCTGCCTGCGCTGTGCCGCGCTCGACGGGCAGGGCTGGGATCTCGACGGCAAGAAGCTCAAGGGCACCACAGTGGACTTCCTCGCCCCGCCGATCCACTTCGGCGACCGCTGCGTTCTCTCGCCCATCCCCAAGACTTTCCGCGACATCGGCCTCAACATCGACGAGCCGACCGACGAGGGCCAGCGCGCTTCAAGCCTTGGCCCACTCAGCGGCAAGACCACCTTCAACGACTATTTCGGCCGGCTGTCGAAGGCGCAGCAGGACGAGCAATTCGGGCCGGTACGCGCTCAGCTTTGGCGCGACGGCAAGATCACGGTGCGCGACCTGGTTAGCGGGACAGGGCGCGAACTGACCATCGACGAACTCACCCCGTAGGAGACGACCAATGAGCGAACCCAAGACCGCCGAGGAAATCCAGGCGATGATCGACGAGGCTGTTGCTGGCCTCAAGTCCAAGAACGACGAGCTGATCGCCGAGACCAAGCGCCTCAAGGCCGACCTGCGCAAGACGCAGGAAGTCAAGCCCGAGGACATGGCCGCGCTGGAAAGCGACAACGAGAAGCTGCGCGCTGACCTTGCCGCCGCCCAGAAGCAGGCCAAGGACGCCACCACGGCGGCGGAGAAGGCCTCGAAGGCGCTGGAGACCGAACAAGGCTTCACCCAGAAGCTGATCATCCAGGACGGCCTGAAATCCGCCCTGATCGAGAACGGCGTCAAAGATCCGGACTTTATCGACACGCTTTCAGCCAAGTTCGCATCGGGCGCCGCGATCAAGGTGGACGGCGACCAGCGCGTGGCCATGATCGGCGACAAGGCGCTGGGCGACTACATCAAGGAATGGGCCGGCTCCGACACCGGCAAGAAGTTCGTGGCGGCTCCGGTCAATGGCGGGGGCGGTGCGCCTGGCGGCAAAGGCGGGGAGCAAGGCAAGGTTGCAAGCCGCGCCCAGTTCGATGGCATGAGCCAGCTCGAGCGCGCCACGTTTGCCAAGGACGGCGGCAAAGTCGTGGACGCTGCGGCCTGACAAATTGGGGGCGCGGCAAAAAATCTGCGCCCCCTGTTTACCGGACCTATGAACCCCATCCCGTTGCCAGTATAAACCACCTCGAAGGCGTCTAGGGCGCGCTTCACCTCCGGCTAGGCCGGGCCACCGATCAGAGCAGCAAGGCCGCTCTCGGTTTCCCCGTGACCTATTCCTGGAGTGCATCCAATGCCCAACACGCTCACCAATCTCGCCGCTGACATCTACAAGGCCGCCGATCAGGTTGGCCGCGAACTCGTCGGCTTTATTCCGTCCGTCACCATCAACGGCGACGCCACCACCGAAGCCGCCAAGGGCGACACGATCCGCGCTGCGTTCACCCGCACCCCGACCGTCTCGACCACCTACGCGCCGTCGATGACCATCCCCGAAGGCACCGACCAGACCGTCGACAACAAGACGATGACGCTGGACACCTTCGCCAACGTGCAGATCCCGTGGACCGGCGAAGAAATCAAGCACGTCAACAACGGCTCGGGCTTCGAGACCATCTACGGCGACCAGATCAAGCAGGCGATGCGCGCCATCACCAACTCGATCGAAGTTGCGGTTGGCTCGGCGGCTTATCTCGCCTCGTCGCGCGCTTTCGGCACCGCTGGCACCACCCCGTTCGGCTCGAACTTCAACGAGATCGCCGAGGTCCGCCAGATCCTGATGGACAACGGCTGCCCGTTTGACGGCAACCTCTCGCTGGTCGTCAACAGCCTGGCCGGCACCAACCTGCGCCAGCTTGCCCAGCTCCAGAAGGTCAACGAATCCGGTGGCTCTGACATGCTGCGCCAGGGCGAACTGCTCAACCTGCAGGGCTTCATGCTCCGCGAGTCGGCAGGCGTTGCTGCTCACGTCAAGGGCGCGGGCGCTTCGGGCCTGATCAACGGCGCCGAAGCTGTTGGCCAGACCACGCTGACCTATGACACGCTGACCGTGAACAGCACCGGCTACAAGGCTGGCGACGTGGTGACCTTTGCCGCCGACACCACCAACAAGTACGTTGTCGGCACTGGCTCGACGGCCACCGCTGGCGACATCGTGCTGAACGGGCCGGGCCTGCGCGTTGCTGTTCCGGACAACAACGCGATCACCATCGGCGACAGCTACACCGCCAACCTGGCCTTCCACCGCTCGGCGATCGAACTCGGCATCCGTCCGATTGCGGTCCCGGCTGGCGGCGATGCTGCCACCGACATGATGACCGTCCAGGATCCTTTCAGCGGCATCGTCTACACGATCGCCGTCTACAAGGGCTACAAGAAGACGATGATCGAAGTCGGTGCGCTCTACGGCGTCAAGGCGTGGAAGTCCGAACACATCGCCACCCTGCTTGGCTGATAAACGGGGCCGGGGCTTCGGTCCCGGCCTCTCCCAAAGGGGAGATGATTTATGGCCGTCACCTACTCAACCGCTGCCAAAACTGCGCGCATGAGCGCGGTGATCGCCCAGATCGACGCGGGCGCAGGTCCAGGTACGCTGGAAATTGGCACAACCGGCTTTGGCTCGGTGCTGGCCATCCTGACTTTGGCCGATCCATCTGGCACCGCCTCTTCGGGCGTCCTGACGTTCGACTTCGACCCTGACATCTCGGACACTAGCGCCAATGCCACCGGTACGGCTGCAGAGGCGCGGATCAAAGATAGCGACGGCACGGTGGTGATCTCCGGGTTGACCGTTGGCACTTCGGGCGCGGACATCAACCTCGACAGCGTGTCGATCACAACGGGGCAGACTGTCACGTTGACGACCGGCACGATTACGCACGCCTAGGGTTAGCGCGCCGTGGCGATCACCACCCTCGACGGCGCAATCGCCGGGATGCAGGTGCCACAGCCTTTCCTGAAGGTTGGCATCACCATGGCTGCCAACGGCACCCAGCGCGGCCATACCCACTGGTATTCGGCGGGCAATCCTGGGGCTTCGGTAGCCAATGCGGCAGGCGTAAACGGGCAGGCCGTCACTCCGGGGCTTGGCACCAGCGTTGACGGACGTATCCGCCGCACCAACCCGGTTAGTGGGAACGCCCACCTTGCGCGGCTTGCGGTGCAGTCCAACACGACCGGAACGCTATTGCTGATCGACCGGCTCTGGCAGAATAGCGGCCTTGTAGTCACATCGACCGGGGCGCAGGCCATTTCTGCTGCCACGCTTCCGGCCCGGTGCGGAGATGGCACCAGCAACGGCGCTAATGTCATGGCTGCTATCGAATGGTCGGCAACAGGCGGCGCAGGTGTTCCGACTGTCACCCTAACTTATACCGACCAGGACGGCAATGCTGGCGCAACCGGGACGTTCACAGCCGTTGCTTCTCCCCCGGTTGGAACTTTCGAGATTTTCACGCTGGCGGCGGGTGACACGGGTATTCGTGCTCCGACTAGCTTTATTCAGAGCGCCACTCGCACCAGCGGCACGATGCACTTGGTCCTGTTTCGCATCATCGCCCAAGTCGAGATTACTGCGGCCAACATCGGCAACGCAATCGACGTTCTTACCAGTGGGATGCCGCGCCTCTACGACGACAGCGTTTTGCAGTTTGTCTGGCTTCAGACCGGCACCACGGCAACAACTCTGGCAGGCCAATATATCGAGACCCAAGGCTAATGGCTGGGCGCGGAAACTTTCCACTGCGCTCCGCCTGGGCGGGCAGGGGCAGGGGCAGGGGCGCAAAGCCCTATAA